TTTCGACATCTATTTTATATTGGGCATAGTTTAGCCACATCATCATTATAGCGTTGTATTCCATCAATGAAACACCCGAATATAAAGGTTCAGGTGCACCAATTAAAGCGATCTTTGTAAGGTTCGTTCCTGCCGCAATAGTACCGCTCGTTTCAGTAAACGATACAGCATTAGACAGTGCACCTGCTGTATTTACATTTGCTGTTGTATTAAAATCTAATTCTCTGGTCGTGTTGTCTTTGCTTGTTACAATATCACGTGAAACATATTGTATTTCCCCACTAAAATTGCCATCATTTATTTTAGATACTTTAGATGTAAGCAATATGCTGTTTATAGTAGTATCTAATAGTGAATTATTGGCATCTGCAGACGTGCCGGGGATAGCCAAATAAACTACATGCTGAACAAAAACATATATATCCCCTTTAAATCCCATAGGCGTAGAGCCGATATCTAACGATGCTTCTTGCGTTTGGGTAGTTTGTTCCAATGAGATTAAAAGATTATTCCCTACCGATCCACCTGAACCGCCCATGCCTGACCCTCCCGCTGTTGGGAATCCGGGGTTTAAAGCCGCATCATAAGCCGCATTTGCCACAAGCCAGTCAGGTTGGCCTAATAAATCAAAGTCCGTTCCTGTCAAATCTACAGAAGTCCACCCATTTGCTTGGTAATACCAACTAACGGCAGGATTGTTATCGTTAAAAGCATATATCCATATTTGAAGGTTTGGGATGGCGGCAACAGCATTAGATAACCTTAGCGTAATCTTTAAATTCAATTCTTGCAATTGATTTATTTTACTCCCTGTTTTCCCTGCAATTATATCAAAATGCCTGAATTGATATTGCCCCGGACTTGTATTTGTAGATAAATATTTTAACAGTATCCCGTAGGGGTTTTCTGCCCTTCCTGTTCCCTGTCTCCTTAAATATCTATCTCCCTTTGAATTAAAGTATGGGCTGTAATACCAATTGGTCAACTTATAACCGCCTCCTATTGGAGTCCAATTAACCAAATTACCATCAATAAGCAATCCAACAGCAGATGCATACTTAAATTTTGCGATACTATCCCTAAACGTTCGTGTTCTTGTTATATTTTCGCTATTACCTAATAGCAGCGTATTAGTTCCCTCTGTTGTAAATTCGTTTTTGTAGAAAAAGGTATTTAGTGATATGCTTGGGCTTGCGCCTATCAATGTATATTGTAAAATATCTATAAAATACACGTTCCCATTTTCATAAAAAACCCTCATAAATAGTGACTTGGCTATCATTTGTAACACATCAAACCCGCTCTTTGGCTTGCCGACATCATCATTAAAAGCCTCTGCATTTACTTGTAACTGCTCTAATAATGGCGGCAGTGTAGTTGACGTTGTATTACTTAATGTCAGGTCGCTATCAACTACCAAATTATAGGTTGCTAAAGACGTATCAGGCGTAAATACTCCTTGCAAGCACCTGTCAACTATAAATTTAAGCGTTTGTTTGCCGTATATGTATGAGCCATCCGTATTGAGTAGCTTTTGACCCTTAGAACGACTTATAGGGTCAATAGCTGTCAATGTCATTGGTTGGTCTTGGTATGTAAACTTGCGCACTTGTTCATCTGGCACTAACCATCCCTCCCATTTATACAAAAGATTGAAGGGGAAAAATGATTCACGAATAGTTATAAGCACACCAAATGTATTCTCTGTCATATTGTTTATATCCTCAAACAAATCTGCATCATCCTCTCCAATCATAATGTTTATGGATGCTTTAGAAGGAATCATCGTTTGATATATATCTTCATCTTCTCCATCATAAGCAATTGTAACAGGGTCTTTGCCAAAAGAAAGCCCTGCTGTTATGGTAGCACCGTCAGAAATAAGTATCACAGATACATTTTTATTATATCGGTTTATAAATGATCCTAAATATTTAATCCCTGCTGCCATTTATCTTTGATATGATTTTTCTGCCCTTTTCATTGCTACTAATAAATCCTGCCCTTTTATCGTAAATTCCGGTATAAAAACCTGTGTTTCATTTCCGCCGCCACTCTTTTTAAGAATGCTTTGTAATTTATCCAACGGAGCAACTACCTCCGGGTTACTTCTCGCATTAGCGTACTCACCGAATACCCCCAAGGTAGTTCCGTAAGCGATGCCACCATCCGCAAATTTACCAATACTTTTCTGTTGATTACTTAATGATGCCTTCAATGCACTACCTATGCCTATTGCAACCCCACCCGCTATAATTGCAGGAACGCCCGTAATTGCCAAAGCCTTTACTGCCGTTTGTATTGTTTCCATCAATGCACCAACCTTTATCAATTCTTTCCCGAAATTAATAATCTGATCGGCCAATAACTTACCTAAAGTGCCAAACAAATCAAAGCTTTGACCTGACAGTAAATTACCTATTCCTTCACCTATGATAGCCGCTGTTTGTGCAAACGTATCTGTTAGTATTGCGGCACTTTGTTGCCTGAAATTTTCAAGCGCATCTAATCTTTTCTTTTGTGCTTCTTTTATTTTTACATTGTTACTTTCCCATACGTCCAAATCTATTTGTAATGCCCTCGCTTCCGAATCTGCCCCTTCTTTTACGGCCTTAGCATTATTATTAAAGTACGATTGTATCTCTCCCGTTGCGTCATTTTGCAAATATTTTGGTGAAAAGTCTAATGTGCTTATCTGTTGCCTCTTTGCGAAATCATCAAAGCCTTTCTTATCAGCCTCATTAATTTTATACCACTCAATTCTAATCCTTTCGGCAATCTTTTCTAATTGCTCCGGCAGGTGGTCTATTTTTGCTTTAGGCGGCTTAGTAACAGGTTGAAACAATTCATCTATTTTGCCTCTAAGAGCGTTAATGTCTTTTACCTTAGTTCCGTACTTTGTGTAAGCATCGATTAACTCATTTATTGCCTGTAGCTGTTCTGTTTTCTTAGGGAAATTAACTACTGTAAAAGTGCTTTGACCCGTTAATTTCCGCGCTTCTTCATTCAGCTTCTTGTATTCTTCGGATAATCGCTTAGCCCCTTCTGTTTCTTGATAAATACTTAATGAAACGCTCCCCCTTGCCTTTGCATCTGCTTCCCTGTTTTTTGCTATTTCACCCTGAATACGGGCTAACTCGCTATTCTTTTTTACCAAATCTTCTGCTGCAACAAGTTGTTGTAATAATGTTTCTGCTTGTTTTTCGTTTACTGCAACAGCTATTTTATCTTTTATCGCCTGTGTTAGTTTATCGTATGCCTCGGCAGCTTTCCCTGCAACAATAGCTTCATCAGTTAGACCTTTAAATATAAAAGGGGCTATTGCAATTAGTTCTTTTGCTGCAAATAGCCGTTGGTTATAAGAAAGCTTTACATTCTGTGTTGCAGCATAAAGAACATCCGCATTCGTTTGTTCCTTTATGGCAGCTTCCCCGGCTGTTTTGCTTGCTTCTTTTGTTGCTTTGTTGTAGTCTTCCTGATTCTTTGCTGCACGTTGAGCGGCTTCCCCACCAAGTGTTAACCCCTTTGCCATTTCAATCAATTTCGGACCATACAGAGTAAGAAGCCCTACGCCTACACCAATAGCAATATTCAAAGGGTTAAATGCGCCTAAAAATTGTTTAAATACGGATACGGTAGGCTGTCCTGATGCAGCAAGAGCTACGTTTGCCTGTCTTATCCGTGTTAATTCATTGAATATTCCCGGAAGGTTATTGGAAAGTGACTGGAACCCTATTCTTGCTGAAATGAAAAAGTTAGGTATCTCCGTTGTAATTTGACGAAGTTGTTGAGCAAGTGCGGCCGTTCCTACAGCATAGTTACCTACCTGCCTTTGATACCGTCCAACGCCTTGTTCAATTTGTGATAATTGTTGCTGCCCGGCGAGTGCTGCCCTTCGCATTTCTTCAAGCCGTGCGGTTGCTTCTGCCGTTGCTGTGCCTGCGGCTATTTGTGCCGCCGCCTCGTTGTAATAAGCTCTGACTAAAGCCTGATTAGCCGCAACTAATTGCCCGTACTCGTCCAGTTGCCGCCTGTTGCCTTGGCTTCCCACTCTTTGGGTTTGCTGCCTTACTCTTTCTGCATTGGCTTCATTAAGTGCCGCCTGTGCATCTAAATTACGCGCATTAGCAAGTTCCCTTGTATCTTGCGCCGCCTGGCTTGCGCCGTTGGTTGTAAAATTTAATCTTCTACCCAAATCGGGAATGCCATTGAATACATTCTTAATCGTATCAGCAAAAGAAGATAAAAATGTTTCGGCTTGTGTAAATGAAGAAAAGACAGCCCCAAGGTCTGCTGTCATTACTATATTTAACCCCGCTAATTCCATTTATTTTTTCTTTATCGCGTAACGTTTAAAAATATTCTCCGCTTCCTCTTTTGATATCGGCTTAATTGGCTCGTATTCCTTCTCTTTATCCCATGTAAACGGCATCACTTCGGCGGCATTACCTCCATTTGCCGCTACTAAAACCCTAACTATTGACCTTGTTTGCTCCCATCTATCTTTGAAATCGGTATCCCTATTCCTGAAAAAATAATAAGACTTAGTGCTAAACTCCGCAAACGTGTACCTATGCCAAAAGTCAAAGGGCAACATTTGCATTTCGCCAATGCCATTATTAATTATCGTTTCAAAACTGGCTTTGCCGCCTTCCTTTGGCTCTGTCTGACTGGCTTTTTTTTTGGAACATCAGGCTCTAAATTTGTCGGCATAAGGGCAGTCATAATTGCTATATACATTTTCGCCCAAATAGGGTTAGCTAAGACGTTTTCAATCTTTTCAAGCATTGGAAACGCATCAATAGCCGTGTATTCCTTGCTATCTCCGTTGGCAAAACCATACGCCTGCAAACCCGCAGCAATAACATGCGCCCGGCATTCTATATCATCCATTACCCCACCTTTTACAACCCCGTTAGCCATGTCTATAACATCACCAATGAGATATTTAAAAGTGTCCTGCAACCCCAATCCCGTAAGCGCACCTACGCGCATAAGAAAGTATTGAGAGAAGGCAAGGTTTAAGGCCGTACCGTCTTTTAGATTTACTTGGAAATTCATATATTACGTTGTATAAATAAACTTAGTTTCTTCAACTTCGCCATCTACTGAAATAGACACGGAGGCGGTCGCTACTTCTTTGTTAGGGTAACTGTCCGTAACAGATGTAATCTTTCCTGTAAAAGAATAGATAATCTTACCATCATCAGCAGCCGTTTCACCACGAGGCGCAAACTTAAACTCTCTACTCACCCCGGCACGGAATATCTGACGAAGGTCGTAAATATCCATGTGAGCGGTATTGGCAATGTCTTCCTGTAGTATTTGTCCTTCAAATTCTACCGTTTCTGCACCCGGTTGTATCTGCGTGTCATTCCCGCATTTACTTGCTGCATCAATGGTGTCTTTCGGAGTTGTTACCGTTCCTGTTGTTTGGCAAAGCGGAATTTTCCATACAGGCTCTTCGGTTGTTCCTGTATTTACCCATAAAAGGTAGTCGGTGCCTAATTGTTTTCTATTGTCTGCCATTTCTATATGGTTTTGATATGTGAAAATGTAATGTAACGTTCAACTATTTGCTTTACTCCTGCCGCATCCAAGTCGCCTAAAGTATTATCTGAAACTAATTCTGTGCTTAAAAAACCTAATATTTTTTGCTCCCTGTTTTGGTAGCATATCTGATAAATTTGGTTAGCAATCTGGTCGCATTCCCACCCGCTATTTAGTTCAATCCTTGTGTAGATAGCAAACTGTATTGATATTTCGACATCGGTATCGTTCTTTGATTCTCTACCTACGCTGTTAATCGACTGTATTACGATGTAAAAGTCAAGGTAATTCTTTGGCACTTGTAAGTAATAAACAGGAACCGGTATAGGCGCCTTACCTGTATAGGTTACGTTAACATGCCCGTTAAGTAAACTATAATACGCTTGCCTTAGTTCTAAATTTATATCCCTCACAATGCTTCAATTTTAATTCCAATATCAAGTACTGTTTCTTGCTTTTCTCTCTGAAACGCCGGGTATAAATACGGCTGTGCGGGTGTTCTTCCTTGCCCGTTAATATAGAACCTCATAGCCATTTCTTTCCAATCAGCAGGGTAATTCCCAAGCAATACACGTGCAAAATTACCTGTTCCAAACTCTAAATATACCGATTCAACCCCGCTTGTGCTTACTTCGTAACGATTATCAATCTTTCCGTAGGTTATTGTATCCGCTATGCTTTGTATTCTACAATTTGACTTAGCAACCATTCCTATCGTCTGCACTGACTTCATTAACTCTTTATCTGTAATGGTCTGTATTTTCTTTTGATAGGACTTAAAAGCTTTTTTTAGCTTTGCCATGCCCTCAACTTTTATAGAAAGTATCTTCTTAGCCATTCTGGTAAATAATAATAGTTTCAAGATACTTCTTTTTGCCTATTTCTATCACCGAAGCCCCTGTTATTGCTTTGAGCCTTTTGCCATCCCACTCAATAATATCATCTTTCATTACTTCCCTACCCGCTGCGTATCTTATTGTAATTTTGTAATTTACGTCCTGTACACTCAATTGCTGCATTACTGCCTGCGTGCGCTTAACTTCGACTATTCTTGCTTTCGTTGACAAGATAAGTATTTCTGTAGCACCCGGCTCACCAAATCCGAAATTTGCATTTAAAGTGCTGCGTTTGATGGATATGTTTTGCGATAAAGAACTAATCATTTTAAAATATTGATACTTTTCTGAAAGGCTTTAAAAATGAAATTAGTTCTTGATTATCACCATTAGCTACTTTTACATCACCCCTATTTTCGTATCTGTATGCAATATCAATCAATGCGGCCGTAGCAATCCATTCAGGTTTGTCTTCTGCCTCATATCCTGCTGTATAGCTTATATCCACCATTCTATCACACGTATCAATGTATGCATCGCCTTTCAGCTTGTCAAAATAAGGGCTTTCTTCATCCAATACTATATTATCAGAAAACACCAATAATATTCTATCGCCTAATCCTTCTTGTTCATATATCGCCTGGCATGTAGAAGGAAGCAATACGCGCCCGGTATAATCCTGAATGCGTTCCCTTGAAGACTTGATTAACCTTTCGAATAATTCATCATCATCATCAAAGTCAACCCTACAGTATGATTTTGCTTCTTCAAGCGTAACAATATCGCCACTTTCCAAATCAGGAACTATGTTTATATAGGATAATCTGCTCATTTTCTTCTTAAATGTTGTGTATCATTAGCTGCCAACATGTGATTGTTTTGCCACATCCTGTAACAATGGAACAAATATACACCTTTCATCAATCCCACCTTACCACCAATTGATTTAATTGATTTATTAAATGCTGTGTCACATGCTATATCGTTTTCTTTGAACCCTCCGACTGTTTCCCATGTGATTTTTTTAAACATCATCATCACTCCTGCAATACCTGTTGTTTCTTCAACATCTGAATAGTTTTTCTCCCACAACTCACATGCTATCTTAAAATGGTTTTTAACATCAAAGTCATTGCTGAACTCGTTTTTATAAAGTTGGTGCAATCCCCTCAATCTATTCGTAACACACCCAAACAACCCGTATTCATCGCCGTGTTTTTCAATAATATCGTGCAATTGCTTGCCGAAGTCAGGTATTAGAAAGTTGCTGTCATGATCTGAAATTACTATCCAACAATCATCAGGAAGATGCTTAATATGACGGTTATATGCGCCACCTATGTTAGCCTGCAAATCGTATGATTGTATGTAAAATATTTCGCTCATTTATGCTGTTCAATGGTTATGTACTTCCTGAAATCTTCTACCTCAAAGATGCTGTATTCAATTTTAATATCAAATAAAGCCTTCATTATACTTAGTTGGTCACGATGCGTGTGTTTATCTATTTCACTTTGCCATGCCTCACAAAAACCAACTACATCATTATTATATTTTCGCAGGATTATCCCAGTTTCGACCATTCCTGATTTTGTCGGCAATCCACAACTTATATACTCGTTTATTTGCCTTTCAATAAGGCTTTTTTCTGCTTTGTTTAGCCTCTTACATGCTTCCCCTTCATCAACATAACATGTTCTTATCGGATGCCGCTTAAAGGCTATATTATTGCACTTACCCCACAATTCAGTTACATCACCAATCATTTTATGTGACCCATCCAAATAAATAGTGTCACACTTTAAATACTCAATACCACCTATTACTTTGCACCACCTTTGTAACCTTACCGAATTAAGCCTTTCAGGTGGATTAAGCTCTTTTATGTCAATTAACCGCCAACCTTTAGGCTCTATGTTTTTATTGTCTGTTATACAAACATAATCCCACTCTTTGTTTTTAATCGGCTCCTTTAATTCATCGTAACCACCTATAATAACCGTAAAAACTACTTTTTTTTTGCTCTTTTTGCTTTAGTTACAGTAGGCTTTTCTACCTCTTTTGATTGCTCAATAGGCTTAATAACCTCCGTTGCAATACCCATTTTAATACAATATTTAGCCACACCTTCTACAATATGGGCAACTTCCCCCGCTTTATGCCTTAAGTGAGCCTTTTTGAATTTAATCAACATAATATAAGTTTTTAATAATCGGAGCGAGTGATAAACCCGCCCCGATTGTGTTTTATTAGGTTGTTGCTACCAATGCACCTTTAACCCACCAGTCAGGATAGAATGTAGCCAATGCAGCACGTTCCTCAATCCTGAACATAACAAGGTTTTTACGGGCATCGTCTTCATTTTCATAGAAAACCTCTAATCTTGGAGATAGGCGAGTAACAAACTGTGAAGCCTTGTTATCTCCTACAAGGAACTGGCCTCTTGTAATTTCCTGTGTCCTTACAACCATCATCCCCGCAATAGTCAACTGACCATTAACATACCCAATAGTTCCGGGAGGCATGTCATACTCACCTGAACCGGACGCTTTGTTCAATGCAATTTCAACCGCATCGCGTGGATGCAACATCGCAAGATTAGCATCGCCATACGCTTCGTTTACCTGACCATAACCAGCATCAATAATTCGTTCTACAGGTATAGCAAAAGAACCGTTGTATGTATCCGCTTGCGGTATAATACCTTTCAATTGTGGCGCCGTTCCGTTGCCGTTTAAGATTTGGTAATTTTCCGTACGCTTTAGGCTTAAAAGCATATTTTGACGTAAGAATGAGGTTAGCCACGAAACATCATCAAGCATTGCACGTGGAACTTTAACAAATCCAGCCAACCATTGAACTGCATCACTTGCTCCGTCAAAATCAAAATCTAATTGTGGTTTTGA